TTTGCTATAATACTTGTATTGATTAACACACAGGAGCTTTGATGACTACAGTTTCAGTTAAATTTGGTGAGTATCGCAATCAGGCAGTTGTTAACAAAAGTTTTACCTTAGTCAAGGGTTTTCAGACAGGTAAAAAAGGTGCGTATATTACAGTCAAAAATGACGGTAACTTTCCGCAAGTTGATATTGAAAACGTAAAAATCAAAGTAAACAGTATACATGACATTGAATTTAAAGAAGGGACCGATATGACACAGACAGTTGAATTTAAAGCAAAGACAGCAACAGTTACCGAAACTGATGAGCAAGCAATGGACCGTATTGCAACACGATTTGCAGTATTGGATGAAATGTCAAAAGCGGCCATCAATGGCGACATTCGTGCTATGATTGTATCAGGCCCTCCTGGTGTAGGTAAGAGTTATGGTGTTGAGTTGCAATTGGAAAAAGCAAGTATGTTTGACAAGCTTGCAGGTAAGAAAGTGCGTTTTACAATTGTAAAAGGTGCAATGACTGCTCTTGGATTGTATGCACAATTGTATAGATATTCCGATAGCAAAAACGTGTTAGTTTTTGATGACTGTGATTCAGTTTTTCAAGATGACTTGGCATTGAACATTCTTAAGGCTGCCCTTGATTCGGGTAAGCGTAGAAAGATTTGCTGGAATAGTGATTCACGATTGTTGAGACAAGAAGGTATCCCTGACAGTTTCAACTTCAATGGTAGTGCTGTGTTCATCACAAACTTAAAATTCTCAAGCATCAAAAGCAAGAAATTGCAAGATCACTTGGAGGCACTTGAGTCACGTTGTCACTTCTTAGATTTGACAATTGACAGTGAACGTGACAAGTTGTTGCGTATCAAGCAAGTGCACAGGGATGCTGACGGTGGTTTGTTCAAAGACTACGATTTTGATGGTACACAACCTCAAGAAATCTTAGAGTTCATGGAACAAAATCTACCTAGACTACGTGAATTGAGTTTGCGTATGTGTTTGAAAATTGCAGACTTAGTTAAGATTAGCCCTACTAACTGGAAGAATCTTGCAGTTAGTACTTGTATGACTAGATAACTTACTCTCTCCAAAAGAGTTTTATAGGGACTTCGGTCCCTATTTTTTTACCTTTATCCTTGAAGTGTCCTGTATATAAGTGTATAATAATAGAATGACTAAGATTATAAAACCTACAACCAAGGAACAACTTATCTATTTTATGGTTAATACTATAAGTTTAGGTACGTATGACCGAAAATTTCTAGTCAATGTAAATGAAACAGATAAGCAGATGACCACAAATCAGGCAGATTTGTTGGATAAGATTATTCTTAGATATCACAAACAGTTTGCAAAGCATAATATCAATAGTGCTGAAATGATAAATCTTCCTTGGAGTAGAGAACCTATTCTAAGTGCTACGGCGTATACTCACACTCATGTATCAGTTGATCAAGATTCTATCATTATTCGTAGTCCTTATAAAAGAGAATATGTAGATGGACTAAAGAAAAATAAAATCCCTATAATATGGAACAAAGAAGATAGGCTATGGAAAACAGTTTATTGTGAACAAACACTTAAGTATATCTTAGAACAAACAGAAAAATACTACACAAACATAAATTATTGTGATACTATCAAAAATGTGATCAATGAGTTTATAGAGTACGAAGATTGTTTGTATTGGGATCCTACATTGGTATATAAGAACAAATACTATATTGCTGGAATCAACGAACCATTAAACAATGCAATAAAAGAAGACATTGATAATATTGACTACTCAACAATCGCAAGATTGGTTAGCTATGGAATAAGTATTGATAAAACGGTAGATGAACAGCTTATAAAAACTATAGGAGAAGACGAAAGGTCTATAAAGTATTTAGAATTTTCTAAAGACTTGAACCCTATATTAGATATATTTAACCTAGATGAAGTGATAGACTATTTACAATGTATTAAAACTGAAGCAGTACTGATCCCAAACTCAGGCACAAGCGATAAAAAATCAATAAAAAAATCTTTGTTAGACAAGTTATCTAAGAGTAACATAAAAGTAATACTAGAGATCAAAGATAAACCCATAGAATTACCTAACACATTCTATGTGACAATAATATTTGGTTTATGGAATATGAAGTATCAATATAATTCTAGCTCATCTAAGACGATATTTTTAGCAGATAGTAAACCCATTGAATTAAACAGGTAAATATGAAAACATGTAAAGTTATTGTTAAAGACGAGGTCAATGTAAAACTTGAAGGGCTAGAATTAGCCGAACGCAAAGCATTAATGAAAATGTTTGAGTATGATGTACCCGGCGCCAGATATCTTCCTGCAGTACGACTAGGTCGTTGGAATGGTAAGGTAAGTTATTTTAGTTTAGGTGGAAGTACTTATGTTAATTTGTTGCCTGAAATACTACCAGTACTAGATCGTGCAGGTTATGATATAGAATTAGATGATTTGCGAGATTATTCTACAACATTTGAATTTGCTGAAGTGTCCGAATCAACATTCACACACAAGAATTGGCCTAAAGGTCATCCACAAGAAGGTAAACCTGTCACATTGCGTGATTATCAAATTAATATAGTGAACAACTTCTTAAAGAATCCTCAATCATTGCAGGAGATTGCAACAGGTGCAGGTAAGACATTGATGACTGCGGCACTTAGTTACACTGTAGAAAAGTATGGACGTAGTATTGTGATTGTCCCCAATAAGAGTTTAGTAACACAGACAGAAGCAGATTATATTAATCTTGGATTAGATGTGGGTGTGTACTTTGGTGATAGAAAAGAATACGGTAAAAAACATACTATCTGTACTTGGCAAAGTTTAAACAACATGTTAAAGAATACTAAGAGTGGTGAAGCAGAAGTTTCAATAGGTGAGTTTATTGAAGGTGTAGTTTGTATTATGGTCGATGAAGTGCATATGGCAAAAGCAGATGCACTAAAAACTTTATTGACCGGGGTATTTAGTAAAGTGCCAATTCGTTGGGGGTTAACTGGTACCATTCCTAAAGCAAAGTTTGAAGCCCAGTCATTGTATGTTAGTTTGGGTCCTGTTATCAGTAAACTAAGTGCAAGTGAATTGCAGGATCAAGGAGTATTGGCACAATGTCATGTAAAGATTATACAATTGAAAGACGAGGTTGAGTTTACAAACTATCAAAGTGAGTTAAAACATTTGCTTGAAGATACACATAGACTTGATGCAATCTCACAAAAGATTTTAGAAATTAACGAAACCGGAAATACTCTTGTTCTAGTAGATAGAGTTAATGCAGGCAAAGAACTCATAAGTAGATTACCCGATAGTGTGTTTGTTTCGGGCGAAACTAAATTAACAGAACGTAAGGAAGAGTATGATGAAATTGCTACTAGTACCAATAAAATTATTGTGGCGACGTATGGAGTTGCTGCCGTGGGTATTAATATTCCTCGCATCTTTAATTTGGTGCTTATCGAACCCGGAAAAAGCTTTGTCAGGGTTATACAGTCTATTGGACGTGGCATAAGAAAAGCAGAAGACAAAGACTTTGTGCAAATTTGGGATATCACGAGTACTTGTAAATTTGCTAAACGACATTTAACACAACGTAAAGCCTTTTACAATGAGGCTAATTACCCGTTTGACCTAGAAAAATTGACATATAGATAAGAAAGTGTTATAATAACAGCATGCGAATATTAACTCTAGACAAAAATCAATACTTCAATTTGGAAACACTTCCAGACGAAATAGATGACCTACGTTTTGCGATACTTGACAACAGTAACCCTCAAAATGTAGACTATCACTATATACCTTTAATCTTTTTAGAAAGTTTTAATAGCCCGGCACTTGTATTACGTATAGGCAATCGAACTATAAAAATGCCAGTTGATTGGCAAATATTGATTGGTGAACCAGAGATTGGTGACCTAGAGACATTACCACTTACAAGTGTAAATGATAGGGGATTCAAAGCATTTGAATTTAATCCTTTATCAGCATTTAGACCTAGCTTCTTAGATATTGAAATTGTAGATATCTATCACGATGTAACATGGTATGCACCTAGATTAAAGAATGGTCAGTTTCTTTGCGTACCAATTGATGATGATGAGAAGCCAAGATGTGTTTATTTTGTAAAAGAAATCAGTCGTAATTGTGAAATAGTAGATTATCAACAGGCGTTCTAATGGCAACAAAAAGTAAGACACCAACTGACGAAAAGTTTGAAAAACAAGACTTTGACTTGTTTGATGCATTGGCAGCATTAGACAAGAAAGATTATGGCTATTATGATAGGTTAAGTGAAGAACAACAAAAGAAGTTTGTACCCTATATGATGACTCATTGGATGAGTGCAATTAAAGGATCAACTGAATTGCAACAGTATTATATAATGAGTGTGGATGCTGCAATGAATAAACACTTGTTTAATGAATATGTACAAAAGAATCCAAAACTACAATGGTTAATGCTGTGTGCATGTAGCCCAGGTGCCGGCAAACAATTTCATCAATGGATACCTCATCTATCAAATAAAATCACTCAACTTAAAGAATCTGCAAAGACAAAAGATGTAAGTGATTATTATGCCAAGATATATCCTAAACTCTCTACAAATGATAACAAAGAACTTTCAGAAGCATTTGTGCAGGAGCATAAAAAGAAAACATATCTAGCTAAAGTATACCCTACATTAAAGATAGCAGATATTGAATTACTAGCACAATTTATAACAGAGCAAGACATAGAAAAATATGAACGAGACCAAGGTAATTGACTCATCATTAAATTGTGAATTTTGCAAACGAAGTTTTGTAAAAGAAGGCAATTTTTTGAGACATATTTGTGAACCCAAACGTAGATGGTTAGACAAAGACAAACAAAGCAATCGTATTGCTTTTCAATGTTTTGTTGATTTCTTTCGCAAACAAAGCGCAAGTAAAAAACCAAAAACATATGAAGATTTCATAAAGAGCCCATACTATGGGGCTTTTATGAAGTTTGGTAATTACTGTATCAATGTCAATTGTATTAATATAAGTAGATTTTGTGATTGGTTATTAAAGGGTAACCATAAGATAGACTATTGGTGCACCGATGCAAATTATACTCAATTCTTAATAGAGTTTTTGAAAACTGAAGATGCGTATGATGCGGTTAAACGCAGTATTCAATACTGTATGGATTTAGCACCTGAGTACAATTTGCAATACCATGACTTACTTAGATTTGGCAATGTATATAAAATCTGTCATGCAGTCACAACAGGTAAAATTAGCCCATGGATGCTATATCAAAGCAGTAGCGGTGTTGAGTTTCTAAGTAAACTAGACCCAACACAAGAAAAGATTGTGCTTGATTATATCAACCCTGAACACTGGGCTATTAAATTTTTGCGTGAAGCTGACACAGTTGTTGACATTAAAAAGTTATTGAAAGATGCAGGTTACTAATGTTACTAACTGATCTATCAATGGTTAAATTTTCAGAAAAAGTTTGTAGATTGTTTAACGGCGGACATTATAATATGGCAAGAGGAAAAACTAAAATTATTTGGCATAGACTTCCGGGCTATAAGTTGAAAGCAACTTGGCACCCAGGTCCTAGAGGATTTGAATATGGTATCAGAGAAGAAGATATGGTACCTATCCAAGAATGGTGTGAGAAAAACAATTGCGGTGTTCGTACAAGTTTTGACACATGGAAGTTTAAGAAACCCGAAGATATGACATTCTTTTTATTGAAATGGGAATGATGTACATTACAGATAAAACCAAAACAATTAAACTACCATATGAGCCGGGCTTGCTTGAATGGTTACACAAACACTATCCTTATTCAAAGTATCAAATAGTCAATGTCAATTAATAATGAATTGTATCAGATTGCCTTCCCAGAGCTATACAAATTGGCAGAAGAAAAGGGCTGGCGTATAGATAATTACTACCACAAAGACTTCAGGCACGACAAGCCGGGTTGGTATCATATTGACTTATTTGAAACAGAAATAGGTACATCTAAACTTGACAAGTTACAGGCTGATGTGATACAATGGATGTATGAAACAGTTGATAATTGTGAGAGACATTGTAGATGGTATAGAACACAAGAGGGTATGTGTTTGAAGTTTAGATATGAGAGAGATTATATTTGGTTTAAGTTGAAGTGGCTATGACATCACACGCAGTTATTAATGCTAAATTAGAAGATATTATTAAGTTGATAGATATACAAAAAGGTAGACATGAATTGATATGTAGTACTGGTAAATACTTTGGTGAAAATTACTATACAGTTAAACCAGTTGGTTGGTTCAACTGGATTGAGGTGGAACTTTGGTGTGAACAAACATTTGGTAAGATGGGTGATATTTGGGATCCTA